CGCCGTCAATAGCTACAATGAAGCCTGCTCTATTGAGCATTTTCTGCGTTGCTGCCACATTCGCATCGTACCTGCTGCCAGAAGAACCAGAAGAGCCAGAAGAACCGGAAGAGCTTTCTCTACCCATAGCCGTATCTGCGTCAATGAGCTTGTTGGCGTAATTAAACTGCCTCAGTGCCTCATCGAAGTTCTTCTGCCACTGCTCGTCAGCAATTGCATCCCTGTGCTGACCGTAGCCGAAGTCCCTGTCTGCAGCATACTGGCTGTAGTCGTAGCTGCGCTCACTGTCGTAGCGGCCTGTGAGGAAGTCTCTCTCTGCGTTCCAGTCACCGAGGGAGTCTCTGTATCTGCCGTAGTCTGCGTCCTCTCTCTGCCCCAGCAGCGCATACTGGTTGTAGAGGTCGGAGCCTTCCTGATTGTACTTGTCAAACGCCAGCTGATACAGTTCTGGCACTCTGTCGTTCAGCCCCTGCAGGTATCCGTGGTATGCCTGCTGCCCTGCATTCTGAGCGTAGGTGTTGCCGTAACCACCAGTGAGAGCTGCAGCCTGTCCCATGGTGTCCTTCATGGCCATCTGTCCCTGCTGCACATAACGGTCTTTGTACTGCTGGTACAGGGCATCGCCATTCAGGTCATAGCTGAACTCCTGCCGATTCATTATCTTGTCAAGAGTGTCGTTCAGGCTTGTCTGCCACTGGGACTGGTAGGCACCGGGCTTCTGCGCCAGCTGATTCTGGAGAGCTTCCTGCGCCTGCCGTACAGCTTCGCTCTCCTGATATTCCTTGTATTCGTATTTGTCTGCCATAATAAAGCCTCTTCCTTTCTGTAGTATTTAGGATAGCAGGTAGCCGGTCACATAAACCTGCACTGCCATTGAAAGTGAATCTGTGCCTCCGTACATTCTGCCTACCACGAAGCGCACATCTTCTGCCCATGCGCCTACTGATGATGCCCAGGTGACACCGCTGCTGTGGCAGGATACAAAAGCCTGTGCCCTGTCGCTACCCAGCGCAAAAGGTAAGGTCAGTGTTATTGCGCCGCTGTAATAGAGATTGTTTGAGCCGCTGAAAGCGCCTGAGTCTATGGTCTGCCTGCTCCACATCTCCACTCTGCCGTTGTTCCACTTGCGGTACTGCCACAAAGCTGTGTCCACGGTGGTGCTGCCTTCTTCCTTAACAAAGTCAGCCATCTTATTCCCTGCTTCGCCCACATACAGGTCGCCTCTGGTCTGCAGGTCCCATGCCACATCCAGTACATTGTCCCTCTCAGGGAGCTTGCCGAAGCCTGCAGCATTTCCTCCGTCACGGCCTTTGAAGAAGACTGCCTCCGTGGATATGTAGTCGGTGTAGACCACACCTCTTGCAAGACTGTCTATCAGCCTTATCTCCACGGCATATGTGGCGCTGGTGAGGATATTGCCGCCGCCAAGGACGATGGCCTGACCGCTTGTCATGTTGGTATATGCGCCCATGCTTCCCCCGGTCCTGCCATACCTCACACTCAGAGTGGCACTGTTCGCTCCACCCAGGGCGCTGTATGCCGCCGTAGCCTTTGCGGAGAAGTATGTGCCTGCAGCATCTGCCACTCCGCTGCTGTTGCACCTGAATATGGATATGCCGCTGAGAGTCGGTGCTGCATACTGATAAACAGTGAAGCTCAGTGTGCTGCTTGTGGTCCGCTCTCTGGTGTCGGTCACATAGCAGGTAATCTGCAGAGTGCCAGACCGATTTATAAGTCCTGTCCTATATGGGGACTCAGCTATGGTCACTCCATCGAAGACCACCTTGTATGACTTGGGAGTAGCGCCGTAGCTCTTGGCGGTGCTTATCCTGCTTGCATCGAAGGTGACCTGAGCCTTGCTGTAGCCCTGCACAAATGCGCTTGTGTTGGCGGCCTGAGTGCCTGTGTTATAGGCAGCCACTGTCGCCCATCCGTCCTGTGGCTCAAGCTGCACATTCTTGGGGACATACAATTCATGCGTGGTAGTGGTGCTTCCCACAAGAGTTGAGCCTGAGTAGGTCTCACAGGTAATGGTGCATGTGCGCTGCAGAGCACTGGGCATCTGATTGCACAGACTCATAGGAGGAGTCCATGTCACGGATGTTGAGGAGGTTTTCTCCACAATAGTGCCGCTTGCGCTGCCTATGGAGTATTTGAGAGTGTGTGTAAATGATGTCGAATATCTGGTGATGGAGATGGTCAGGGGAGTGCCTGTATAGCCGTTGTTGGCTGCTACATCGCTCCTTGCCGGGTCTACCACCAGAGAATAGGTGTAGGTCTGGTCTCTGCTTGAGCCTGAGCCACTGTACAGCCTTACTGCCAAGGCCGTTGTGCCTGAGGTCTTGTTTGACACAGTAAACCACGAGGTGGTGTGCGTGATGGCAGAGCTCCATGTGGAAGGTGAGGGATTCTTCATGGTCTGAGAGTCCACCACATTTCCTGCGAGGGATATCTGTGCATATATGGGATATCCGAAGAAACTGCTGCCGGTGTTCAGGGGATTGATGGTGATCCTCACCCTGTACTGCATGTCCTGGCCTGAGCGCCTGTGCTCATACTCAAAGGAGGTTGTTATGACAGGGGAGCTGCCCCACTGTATTCCATTTGCGAGAAAAGTCATATCTTAGCCTCCTATCCATTTGATGGTCAGGCCGTTGTTGGTGCTTATCTGCCATTTGCTGCCCAGCACCACACTGCCTGTAATCTCCACATCACCTATGTAGAGCTTGCGGTTTGACACATAGGCCACCTCCTGTCCATTGATGCGGAAGGAGACCTTGGTGGCAGTATAGAAGGCGCAGCTTGCGGTGCTGTCTATCTGCTGATACTCTGTGCCGTTTATGGTCACCGCTGTGGACTTGAGCCCCTGCCCTATGGCTATGCCTACTATGGGCACATTGTTCTCGTCCCTGTCGATAAATCCCTGTCGGATATATCCCTCGGTGCTTATCCTATAGGCCGAGAAGCCTGCCGCCTCTTCATGCAGCGCCTGCAGCTCTGAGTCATAGTTATAGTTTTGCACTACACTCTCTGCAGTAGCCTCAATGGTGCTGGAGATGTTCTCCTGAAAAGTGCCCCAGTCATTTGACATGGCGATATACTGCTGTTCAAGCTCGGTGCTGAGTCTCTCTATCTCTACATTCACTATCTGAGCTGTGTTGCTTATGAGGCCACGCAGCTCCTTGTAGCTTGAGGCGGTGTCAATGCCCTGAGAGCTCTTTGTTGCCTTGCTGCCTGTTACTGCCGCTGCGCTTGAGAAGTTGTTCTCATCAAGATTGTTGAGAGCCACATTCAGCATCTCAGCCAGCCTGAACAGATAGCTGCTTATTTCCTTTACCTGCACCTCTGGCTGCCCACTGAGCACAGGAGGCGATTCTATCTTCACTGCCATTACTCATCACTTCCTGTCTCAAGTATATTGGCTCGTGAGTATATCCTGACCTCTCCTGTGCCCTCTATCTTGAACTGGAAGTGGTCACATCTGCGAGGTCTTACAGGGAGCATGAAGGTCTTTGTACCCACACCCTCCATATGTCCTGCATGATTCCATATGCCATCGCTGTCATACTGGATGTACAGGTCTGCAAGGGAGCCAATAGGCAGCTTCATACGCAGGTTGAATCTGGAGATGTACTTCTGGTCCACATTGCCGTAGCCCATAAGTCCTGTGGTGGCGCTCCAGGAGACTTCCTTCTCCAGTGTGCCTTCCGTACCACCTACGCACATAAGCTCATTGGTCTGAGCATTGATGTAGTAGAGTTCGCCCTTGCACCTTGCCCAGCACATGGCCTGAGTGTTGTCCTCCTGATGCCAGAAGCCCTTGGAGGTGTCATATACGAAGAGATGCCATTTGTTCTCCCTGTCGCTCATGGAGATGTAATACTTGTCTCCAAGGGAGCCGGCAGTGGCATTGAAGTATTTCTCAGTGCCGAACTGACTGCTTACCGACACAGGAAGAGAGCCGTCAAACACGCACACATCGCTCACACTCTTGTAGTACAGATTCTCATTGACCACCACGAGGCTCTTGTCGCTGCCCTTCTGTACTCCTCTGCAGGCCGCATCCACTATCTGATGAGCGCCTGAAGAGCTGATGTAGACCTTGTGCATGCAGTTTTCTTTGAAAAATATCGGATATCCCTTGTGAGTTACAGCGCCGGTCCACTCGCCGTCTGTACCCACAGAGGCTGCATAGCTGTCGGTAGCAAGACCGAGGAACTGATTCCAGTTCTTAAAGTCACCGAGAGCGCAGCAGTAAATCTCGTTGACAGTCTCGCCATTTACAAGGCCGTATTTGCAGCCCCACAGCCTGTTTTCTGCCTCGGTGATAAAGTCAAGGTCAGGCATCTGCCTGCTTATAGTCACGCTGCCGCTTGTCTGCGTGTATGCCTGGTCCAGAAGCCCCACCACAACAATGTAGTCATCTCCCTTGTCGTAGATGATTTTGGTGCCGTTGAGAGCCTCTATCTGGCTTACTATGGATGCCTCTGCAGCAGCACACCCGGAAATCTTCACGCCATCGTACTTTGCAAAGCTCTTGCCGATCCCTGCATAAGATATCCTTGTATACACGGAAGGTATATCCACCCACATGCTTGAGGTGCTGGAATACTGCTTGAGAGTGTGCGTAGCGCTTGAGGTGTCTATCCACAGGTCTCCGTTGTTCGGATTTTCAGGCGCAGAGCCTCCTATAACAGGAGTGCCATAGGCTGTGCCGTCAACCTTGCATATGGTATATGTCACAGCAGAGTCTGCGGCTGTGCTGAATGCTGCTTCAATACTGCCGCAGTCTGTGTAGTTTTCGGTGTTAATGTAGAGCTTGTCAGGCCAAATGAGGATATATGCTCCCATGCTTATGAGGTTTTTGGGAGTCATGGTCTCATCGTCCGAGATGGCAAAGCCTGCTGCATTGATGTAGCTTGTGATGTCAGCTCCGTCATAGAAGAGCTTTGTGCCGTCTATGTATGCCAGTTTGGACTTGGCCAGCAGCCCACTGGGAGCGCCCAGCTTTGAGACTGTGCCTCGCTTGCCTCTGTTTGCCATGAGGGGATAGTAGGAAGAGGTGAGGTTTTTCATGTCATAAAACTCCCCATCACCTATCAGGAGGTTGTGATTGTAGCCTCCGAAGGCATCTGTGAGCTGTCTGCTGGTATTCTCCTCTTTAAGTGTCGGATATCTCATCCCATTCCCCCCCTTAAAAGAACTTGCGAGTCTTGCCGATGGGCTTATGTGTTCTGTTGTACCACCGCTCAAAGTCAGAGAAGGCTGCATTGAACATGGTGATACTGTTATTGAACTTGCTGAACTCGCCATTTGCGTAGTCTATCTGAGCCTCCAGCCAGCGCAGATACAGCTCATCGTAGGGCTCAGGAGCAAGAAGGACTGCATCAATGGGAGTTTCATCATCGTAGCCCACAAACTCGACCTCGGTCTCGCTCTCATGAGTGTCGATAATCTCCTTCTTGATGCGCCAGTCAATGCGAGACAGCCATCTGG